GTAAAGACATCGAAAGTCAACTGACCGGTTCAAAGTACGGAATCGCATATACCGATGGAACTGAGCACATCACTCAGCTCAATCGGGCTGTCGAGAACAATCTCATGAGCCAGATTGAATACTTAACGAGTATGCTATACAGCCAGTTGGGTATTACGACCGGGATCATGGACGGTTCTGCGGACGAAAAAACGATGCTGAACTATGACAACCGAACAGTTGGCACGGTGTTGTCCGTCATCGTTGATGAGCTCAAGCGGAAATTCCTTAGCAAAACCGCGAGATCGCAGAACCAGTCTGTCGGATTCTTTAGAGAACCCTTCAAGCTTGTTCCCGTGTCTCAAATCGCCGAGATTGCCGACAAGATGACTCGCAATGAGATCATGACCTCCAACGAAATCCGGCAAAGTATCGGTATGCAGCCATCGCATGACCCGAAGGCTGATGAGCTCAGGAACAGCAATCTGTCCCAGCCGGCAGATGAAGAGAAGAAAACACCGACAGAATCTACAACACCAGAGGAGGATCAAAATGGACAAAAGTCAAGCTGATTTCAGCGGCTGGGCAACCCGAAACGACCTTGAGTGCAGCGATGGCCGTGTCATTCGCCACGATGCGTTCAAGGATTGCGACGGGAAAACGGTTCCTCTTGTTTGGAACCACCAGCACAACGCCCCCGACAACATTCTCGGACATGCCCTGTTGGAGAATCGTCCGGACGGCGTTTATGCTTACTGCTTCTTCAATGATACAGAAAGCAGCAAGGCGGCTCGCCTGCTTGTACGGCATGGCGACATCAACGCTCTGTCTATCTTTGCCAATCAGTTGAAGCAGAAGGGCGGCAATGTTCTTCACGGGGTCATTCGCGAGGTGAGCCTTGTTCTTGCTGGCGCTAATCCCGGGGCCTTTATCGAGAACGTCATGTGCCACGGAGACGACGCCGACGAGGCTATCGTGATCGGCACCGGTGAGCCGCTGTCTCTTTCCCATGCTGATGACGGTGATGGAAAGAAGAAAGAGGACCCCCCCGCCGACGAGGACCCGAAGAAGGATGAGGACCCTAAGAAGAAGTCCGAAGAGGGCGACGATGACGATGAAACTGTGGAGGACGTGGTGAATTCCATGACCGAGAAGCAGAGGAAAGTCATGTACGCTCTGGTCGGCGCAGCTCTCTCTTCCGACGGTGAGGAAGGCGAAGAGGGCAAGGATGAAGACAAGGACAAAAACAAAGATCCTGAAGGAGGAGATAAAACCATGAAGCACAATGTTTTCGACAATGAGAACGGTCAGGACACCCGTTGTGTGCTGAGCCATTCCGACCAGATGGAGATTATGGCTCTGGCCAAGAACAAGTCTGTCGGCAGCTTCCAGCAGGCGCTTCAGATCTATATGGAGGAGAACAAGGATACCCTGGCCCACGGTATCGACAATATCGAGCAGCTCTTCCCCGACTACGAGTGGACCAAGCCCGGCGCCCCAGACATGATCACCCGTGACATGACCTGGGTGGATTACGTCCTGAACCATGTGAGCAAGAGCCCCATCAGCCGCGTCCGTATGCGCTGGGCCGACCTGCGCGAGGAGGACATCCGCGCCATGGGCTACAAGAAGGGTACCGAGAAGAAGATCATCGGCAGCTTCAGCCTGATCAACCGGACCTTCGATCCCCAGACTGTCTATGTCAAGGACAAGCTGGAGCGGGATGATGTCGTTGACATCACCGACTTCGATGTCGTGGAGTATATGCGCAAGATCATGCGCATGGCTCTGAACGAGACCCTGGCTATCGCCATCATGATCGGCGACGGCAAGGACGAGGGCGAGGAGGGCAAGATCCACGAGTCTCACATTCATTCCATCTGGAACGATAACGAGCTCTTTACCATCCATGCCGATGTGGACATCGCCGCCGCCAAGAACGAGCTCCAGGGAACCAACACCGGCGCTAACTTTGGCGAGAACTACATCTACGCCGAGGCCATCATCACCGCCGCTCTGTATGCCCGGGAGAAGTACAAGGGTTCCGGTAACCTGGTGTACTACTGCACTCCCCACATGCTCAACGTCATGCTGCTGGCCCGCGATCTGAATGGTCGTCGTATCTACGACTCCAAGACCGATCTGGCCGCCGCTCTGAATGTCTCTGAGATCTTCACCGTGGAGCAGTTTGAGGGCAAGACCCGCAAGACTGAGGGCGGCAAGGTCAAGAAGTTGCTGGGCCTGTTCGTGAACATTGCCGACTATCAGCTCGGCTCCACCAAGAACGGACAGATCACCAACTTCGATGACTTCGACATCGACTTCAACCAGTACAAGTACCTGATGGAAACCCGGCTGTCCGGTGCCCTGACTCGTGTCTTCTCCGCCATCGCGCTGGAGCAGGATGTCACCCCGGTCGCTGAGACTCCTGCCGCCTGATAAGGCCGGGTAAGGAGGAACTTCAAAATGGCAAAATTTTATGGACCGGTGGGGTATGCCGACCAGGTTGAGACAAGTCCCGGAGTTTGGAGAGAGACCATCGTGGAGCATGTTTACTCCGGAGACCTTCTCCGAAACCGGATGAGGTATCAGTCTGCTGATAAGCTCAACGACGATCTCAACATCGCAAATGAGGTCAGCATCCTCGCCGATCCATTTGCCATGGAGAACTTCCACAAGATGCGGTATGTCAAGTTTCAGGGATCTTGCTGGAAAATCTCAGGTGTTGAGGTCCAATACCCGAGACTGATCCTTACAATCGGAGGCGTGTATAATGAGCAGTCGACTTGATCTTCAGTCTCTTTTCGAAGAGCTACTCGGATCGAGGAACGTTTATTTTCAGCCTCCATCCACGATCCGTATGTCATACCCCGCAATCGTCTATGAACGGAGCAGGATCGATGTTGATCATGCCGATAACCAAGCTTATTTCCAACATCCGAAGTACACGGTTACAGTAATCGACCCTGATCCGGACAGCGAAATTCCAGGACGAATTGCGAAACTCCCGATGTGTAGCTTTGATCGGCATTTCACATCGGATAATCTCAATCATGATGTATTCAATCTTTATTTCTGATACAAGGAGGAAAAACCAATGAGTAAACTCAAGTGGGATGAGGTCGGCAAGCGTTTCTTTGAAACCGGTGTTGACCGTGGTGTTCTGTACCCTATTCAGCAGGACAATACCTACAGCAAGGGCTTTGCATGGAGCGGTCTGACCGGCGTCGATCACAAGCCCTCCGGCGCTGAGGCTAACGCCAAGTACGCCGATAACATGAAGTATCTGAACCTGATTTCCGCCGAGGATCTCGCTGGCGCGATCAAGGCTTACTACTATCCCCCCGAGTGGGGTGAGTGCGACGGTTCTGCCACCGTTGCCCCTGGTGTGACCGTCGGTCAGCAGGGCCGCAAGATGTTCGGTCTGTGCTATCGCACCAAGCTGGGCAATGACACCGCTGGTCAGGACTACGGCTATAAGCTGCATCTGGTCTGGGGTGCTCAGGCTACTCCCTCCGAGCGGAGCTACGGTACCGTGAACGATTCTCCTGATGCTATCGAATTCTCCTGGGAGTTCACCACCACCCCCGTGGAGGTTCCCGGCTTCAAGCCCTCTGCTGGCATGGAGATCGACTCCACCGGTGTGGCCAAGGAGAAGCTGGCCGCTCTGGAGGACATCCTGTACGGCACTGCCGAGAAGGAAGCCCGCCTGCCCATGCCTGCTGAGATCATCGAGCTGCTGGGCGAGTCTGTTGCGGCTGCCGGCTGATTCGAAATTCCATCAGTAACTACCAACCGTATAAGCGGGGCCCTCTTCGCAGGGGGCTCCGCTTTCTTTTATTTTTGAAAGGAGAAAGCAACTATGCTGAAGAAAACTGTAACCTATACCGACTATGACGGTAACGAGCGGACCGAGGAATTCTTCTTCAACCTGAACAAGGCTGAGGTCACGGAGATGGAGCTGTCCACCGAGGGCGGTATGGAAAAGATGCTCAAAAAGATCATCGAGTCCCGTGATGGGAAGCGCATCATCGAGGTCATGAAGGATATTGTCCTGCGTGCCTATGGCGAAAAGTCTCCCGACGGCCGTCGGTTCATTAAGACGCCCGAGATGCGGGAAGCATTCTCCCAGACCGAGGCGTATGTCAACGTGTTCATGGAGCTGGCTACCGATGCCAAGGCCGCTTCCGACTTTGTCAGAGGTATCCTGCCCCCCGTTCCTGCGGACACCGCCGCATCTCTTCCCGCAGAGACCCCTGCCGGTTAAGCCTGAATGAAAGGATGACCAGAGGATGTCTCTACGAATTGTGATCCCGGCCGCCGAGCAGTTCAATTACGACACAAATGAATTTCTCGAAACAAAAGAGCAGGTTTTGCAACTGGAGCATTCTCTGGTCTCCATTTCAAAGTGGGAGGCAATGTACCACAAGCCTTTTCTGAGTCAGAAACCAAAAACGACTGCGGAAACGATCGATTATATCAGGTGCATGACCTTGACGCAAAACGTTGACCCCAACGTTTATACGGCAATCACGCAAGACATTATCGATAAGGTGACGAGGTATATCAATGCTTCTATGACGGCTACGACATTTTCCAATGAGAGACCTGGGTCGGCGCCCCGAAAAGTGATTACTGCGGAAGTGATTTACTACTGGATGATCACTAACAATATTCCGTTTGAGTGCCAGAAATGGCATTTGGACAGGCTTCTCACTTTGATCCATGTTTGTAATGTGGAGAATGGGCCACAGAAGAAGATGAGCCGGCAAGAAATTATGCGTCAGAACCATGCTCT